AAGTCCGCGCCGCGCCTATACTCACGCCAGCCGCGCGGTGCGCGGTCGCAGGACGGCGAGGCTGGAGACCAGATAGCGCGTCCGACCCGGCGATTGCGCCTTGCGACACCTCACCGGAGGTAGCCCGAAGAATGTCCAATGCGCTGCACTCTTGCGGCAATGGCCACTTGGGGTGCGTGAACCCGAGGCATGTTTATTGGGGCGACGAAGCGGACAACGCGCGTGATGCAGCCCGCCATCGGACTGAGGGAAAGCCTGAAGCGCGCCGCCGCAAGGGAGAGCCCTCGCCGAGGATCGCCGCTACTTCGGGAAATCCGCCCGGCATTTCCTCGCCGCGGCATGGCGAAGCGTGGTCCGCTTCTTGACGCCATCGCGCCAACGCTGCGCTTCAAGATACCCGCGGGCCTTGTGCGCGTTGGTGAAGATCGGATCGGTGAGGTTCATGGCGATTGTCTCAGGCTGGTATCGTTATCTCGAAACCGCATTTGCGGCATCTCGTGATGTCGTCTGCGGTCTTGCTCGGCATAGGGGTGAGCGCCGCCCGAACTTCATTGTCGATCCAGCAACGGGGGCAAAGCAGATCACCGTCGAGGGTCACATCAAAGCGCGCAAAGCGCTGCTGCGCGAGGTCCGCCGCATGAAGCTGCGCCTCCACCTCCGCAAGGCGCTCCTGAAGGCCACGCATCTCGCCCTCAAGGCGCGCTTCCTGGCGTCGAGTGTGGCGTTGGCGATGATAAAGCCCGCGCACCGGAAAGGATGACCCGATGGGAACTGCTGTCTTCGACCTGGTGAAATACGGGCGCAACAGAGGCGCGGGCGCCGGCGCTGTCGCCGGGGAGCTTGTCGCATCAGGCGCGCATACCACGTCCATAACCGCCAGCAACCTCACGGATGGTGAGGTGGGCGGGGGGGCCGCTATCGTCGCCCCTGCCGGCACCGTCCTCGGCATCATCTGCGATGAAGCCGCGCGCGTCGTGGTAGGTGGTGGAACCGCCTCGGCGTCCGTGGGATATTACCTTCAGCCCGGCATCGCCCGCGACATCGAGATTTCGGCCGGCGGGACGGTCTCAATCATCGACGTGGCGTAAGATGGCGCGCCCTACCGACTATCGCGAGTCATATGTCGATGGCGCGAAGAAGCTGGCCAAACTCGGCGCGACAGATGAAGAGATCGCGGACTTCTTCAACATTTCGACGCGGACGCTCTATCGCTGGAAAAACACCCACGAGGAATTTTGTCAGGCCCTAAAGGCCGGGAAGGAAGAGGCCGATAATCGCGTCGAGCGCAGCCTGTATCAGCGCGCCATCGGCTACGAGCGAGACGCGGTTAAAATCTTCATGCCCGCTGGCAAGGATGAGCCTGTCTATGCGCCGTATAAAGAGGCAGTGACTGCCGACACGACAGCGGCGATCTTCTGGCTCAAGAACCGCCGTTCCGATGAATGGCGCGACAAGAACGAGACGACGATGAACGTGGGCGACGGGCTCGCCGAACTCCTCGCCTCGGTAGCGTCCTCCGGCAAGCGGCTTGGACAAGACTGAGTTTGCGGCGCGGATGCACGATCCGCTCTGGCGTATCTCCAACCTCTACAGCGTGATCGACAAGGGGGGAAACAAGGTTTCGTTCCGCCCGAATGCGGCGCAGGAAAAGTTGCTCGCCGATCTGACGCAGCGGGACATCATCTTGAAAGCCCGGCAGTTGGGCTTCACCACGCTTTGCTGCATCATCGGGCTGGATGAGGCCCTGTTCAACCCGAACTGGGCCGTTGCGATCATCGCGCACAAGCTGGACGACGCGAAGGCGATCTTCGCCAGCAAGGTGAAGTTCCCGTATGACAACCTCCCCGCGGCATTGCGGGATAAGCTGCCGAGCGTGAAGGACTCGGCTGATGCGCTGCACTTCGCGAACGGGTCCAGCATCAGCGTCACCACGTCGGCGCGCTCCGGCACGATCCAGCGGCTGCACGTTTCGGAATTTGGCAAGATATGCGCGCAATACCCGCACAAGGCGCGGGAGATCGTCACCGGGTCGTTCCCGGCGGCGGAGCATGGCGCGATCACCATCGAGAGCACGGCGGAGGGGCAGGAAGGCGCGTTCTTCGATATGACATCGCGCGCCCGGCGCGATCCGAAGCAGAGCCGCAAGGACTGGTCGTTTCACTTTTTCCCCTGGTGGTCGGACGCCGGCAACATCTCGCCCCCCCGGCCCGATACGGTGAAGCGCGAGGATCGGGAGTATTTCGACAAGCTGCGCTATGAATATGGGGTGACGCTCACGCCGGAGCAGGAGGCTTGGTGGATCATCACTGAGCGCGACCTTGGCGGGGACATGAAGCGGGAGAACCCCGCAACGCCGGATGAGGCGTTCGAGCAGGCCATCGAGGGGGCCTATTTCGCGCCGCAACTGGCGTTCGCGGACAAGCACGGCCACATCGGGCGGTTTCCCTACGATCCACGCTATCCGGTCAATACGTTCTGGGATTTGGGGAGGAACGACGCGACAACGATATGGCTGCATCAGCGCATCGAGCGCCGCAACCGCTTCGTGGGCTACTACGAGAACAGCGGGGAGCACATCAGCTACTATGTCCGCTGGCTTCGGGAGTGGCGGCGGGAACATGGCGCGGAATGGGGCGATCACTTCTGGCCACATGACGGCGACAGGCAGGACTTGTTTCTTGAGAACGGTCGGCTCGCGGAGGCGGAGAAGCACGGGCTCCGGCCCCGGATTGTCGGTCGGGCAAGCGTGAAGATGGAGGCCATCGACGCCGCCCGCGCCGTGTTCCCGACCTGCGACTTCGACGCGACGGGCTGCGCTACGGGCATCAAGCGGCTGCGGCACTACCGCAAGGATTGGGATGAGCAGCGCGGCGTCTGGAAGGACCGCCCGCGCCACGACGACAACAGCCATGGGGCGGACAGCTTCATGGCATTCGCGTGCGGCTACGATGCTCCGGCCTGGGAGACGGAGCCGAGCGAGTTCGAAGAAGACCGCGCCAGCGACCGCGACGACGATACGGGGTATTGAAGATGGATGAAGAGATGCAGGAGATGGAGGGCGAGGTTCAGCCGCCCGCCGTGACCTTGCAGGAAATCCTCGCGGTCCCGAACATCGCGTCCGTCATGGCGGATCGGCAGCTTGTGGAGATCGGCCACGAGGCGATTCGCAGTTTCGATATGGACCGCGAGAGCATGGCGGATTGGCTCGCGAAGATGCAAAAGGCCATCGACCTCGCCCAGCTCGTGAAGTCGGAGAAAACCTATCCGTTCGAGAAGGCGTCGAACATCAAGTATCCCTTGGTGACATCAGCGGCGTTGCAGTTCAACGCGCGCGCCTATCCGGCGATTGTCCCGTCAGACAATATCGTGAAATGCCGGATTTGGGGGCGCGACGTCGGAGGCAAGAAGGCGGCGCGGGGCGAGCGCGTTTCCTCCTTCATGTCGTGGCAGCTTTCGGCGGAAATCGAGGAGTGGGAGGCGGATACAGACAAGCTGCTCGTACAGCTTCCCATCGTCGGGGACATGTTTCGCAAGGTATGGTTCGATGGGGACCGCCCGCGCTGCAAGTTGGTCGAGCCCGGCAAGATGATCGTCCACGCGAAATGCCAGAACATTCAGACAGCGCCGCGCACGACGGAGGAATACGACCTTTACCCATACCAGATAACGGAGCGGGAGGCGGACGGGCGATTCGTCGCTATCGACTATGACAACAAGGGCGAGGACGATCAGGAGCCTGAAACCTTCATCGAGCAGCATTGCCGGCTCGACCTGGATGAGGATGGGTATCCGGAGCCCTACATCGTCACAGTCCATTGCGATACGGAGAAAGTTGTGGCCATTGCGGCGGACTTCACGCTTGACGACGTGAAGTTCGCGATGGAGCAGCAGCCCGTCGCGGTGGTCCAGCAGACGCCTATGGGGCCGATGCAGGTCATGACGATGCAAGAGGTTCCGACCTCCGTCGAGCGCATCAAGCGCCGCAACTATTTCGTGCATTATCAGTTTATGCCGGCGATGGATGGCGGGTTTTGGGGGACGGGGCTTGGCGTTCTGCTTGGCGATGTCTCGGCGGGGATCAACACGGCGTTCAACCAGCTGATCGACGCAGGGCATTACGCCTCGCTCGGCGGCGGATTCATCGGGGCGGAGTTCCGGCTCAAGGGCGGCGCGAAGCGGATGCGTCCGGGCGAATGGGCGATGGTTCAGGCGAAGGGGGCGGATATCCGCTCGGCCATCGTGCCGATGACGTTCCCCGGCCCGGATCAGACGATGTTCGCGATGCTCGGGATGCTGATTTCGGCTGGGAAGGAAATTTCCAGCACGGCGGACGTTCTGACCGGCGAGACGGCGCGGACGCAGACCGCGACCACGACGCTGGCACTGATCGAGCAGGGGCTTAAGGTATTCACCGCGGCTTACAAGCGGATCTTTCGCAGCATGAAGCGGGAATACAAACTCTTCGCGGAGATCAACGCGACGACGCTGGATGCCGAGAAATATAATGTCTTTCTAGACGACGTTCAGCAGGACGAGACAGGGCAGCACGTCCCTGTCCAGCACGATCCGGCGCAGGACTTTGGCGCTGCGGACATGGACATTCAACCGATAAGCGACCCGAATAGCGTGACGAAAATGCAGGAGATGGCCAAGGCGCAGCTTATCATGGAGATGGCGCAGACCGACATGGCCGACCGGGCCGAGGCCGCGAAGCGCATATTCGAGGCCGCGAATGTCCGGGACGTGGACACCCTCATTCCGAAGCCCGACCCGATGATGCAGCAAGTGCAGCAGATCATGACGGAACTTCAGGTCAAAGACGCAGAGGCCACGGTTCAGACGAAGCTTGCCGGAATCGAGAAGATGCTTTCGGAGATCATGGAGAACCGGGCGCAGGTCGGGAAGATCGAGGCGGAGACCGAGCAGGCGCGGGCCGGGGCGGTCAAGACTATGGTGGACGCGGACGCGGCGGACCCGGATCACCCGATGAATAGAATGCGGCTTCGGATCGACGCGGCAAAGGCGATGGCGAGTGGAACAGCGTAAAATTGACGACTGGCGGGAACATCCCGTCACGCGCGCGCTGAAGGCGGCAATCGAGAGCACGGTGGCGCGCGAGCGCGAGGCGGTCAGCCAGATGCTTTGGAGCGGGAATTACGGGCCGGAAACCGAGATGGCCCGGATGCACGTCCTGGTGCGAGAAGAGTTCCTTGAGGACTTCTTTGAGACGGATGAATACGACCTGAAAGCCGAGATGGAGAAGGACGGATGAACGATAGTGGGTTCAGCCCTGTTGGCTACAACGTCTTGGTGAAGCCCAAGACGGTCGAAGAAAAGACGGCTGGGGGGCTCTATATCCCCGAGAAGGTGAAAGAAAAGGACGAATTTGCGCGGACGGACGGCGTTCTTGTCGCTGTCTCGCCCATGGCTTTCGTCAACCCGGACTGGCCGGCGGATGCGCCGAAACCGAAGGTTGGGGACCGCGTTTTCTTCTCCCGCTACCAGGCGTCCGAGGTTAAGGGGCGCGATGGCGCTCCCTACTGGCTGATGAAAGATGAGAGCATCGCGGGAGTTTACGATGATTGACGAAGAAGACGGCGGCCTTGAGCGGGACGCGATCGACACGCCTGACGTGGATGCGGGCGCAAAGCCGGCGGCGGAGCCTTCGGTTCCGGAGTGGACGGCGGACGATGAGGAAGCCGCGCGCGCCCTGGGCTGGAAGGATGCTTCCGAATGGCAGGGCGAAGTTCCTGCGGGGATCATCGCCGACCCGCGCCGGTATCTGGAGCGCGCCGAGAATTTCGGGCCGTTCCGCAAGCTGAAGGAAAAGTTGACGGCGCAGGAGGAGATGCTTCGCAAGCTGGAAACGGTGACGGCGAAGCAGATCGAGCGCGACCGCAAGGCGGCGGAGGAGTCGTATAACCGCGAGATTGCGGCGGTGCGGGAGGCGCAGCGCCGGGCGGCGGAGGTTGGCGACGTCGAAGAGCACGACCGGCTTGAGAAACGCCGGGAAGGCTTGAAGCCGCCCGTTGTTGAAGACGCCCCGTCCAAGACGAAGGCCGAAGATCCGACTGCGCCATTCCACGCCGCGAAGCCTTGGCTCGCCGATCCGATCCTCCGAAGGCAGGCATCCGATATTATCCAAATGGCGCTGTCGGCTGGGGAGCCGGTCCCTTCCATCGCGGATGTTGCGGGCCAGATCGATTTCGCGGAAAAGCGGCTTGCCGTTTACTATCCGCACCTTTTCCAGTCTGGCGGTTCTGCGCCGAAGCCGAAGCCGAGCCCTGTGGCGGGCGATGTGCTCGCGCCAGGGCGGCGGCGCGCCGGGTTCGACACTTTGCCCGATAGCGCAAAATCCGTCTTCAAGCGGCAAGTCGCGCAGGGCATTTTCCAGGACACCAAAGAGGACCGGGAGTTCTTCCATGACGAATATGTCAACGCCTGAAGATAGCGCGATGGACGCGCCGCGTCGCGGACGGAAGCCCAGGGCAGACGATATGACGGAACGCCGCAGGAACCGAAGCGGCGTTACGGGGCAGCGGCTTGGCGTGGCCATGGCGATGCTCGACTTCGAGAGATTCAAGTATCGCTGGGTGAACGACGTTCCGGCGAGACTGTTCGCGATGACGAAAGAAGATGAATGGGATATCGTGACGCAGGACGGTGGCAGCGTGAAGGATGACACGCCGGACCTTGGCTCTGCGGTTTCACAGATTGTGGGCACTGCGCCGGATGGAAGCGCGCTCAGGGCATATTTGTGCCGCAAGCCCATCAAATACTGGCGCGAGGATCAGCGGATGAAGTCCGCGGAACTTGACAAGCAACTGGCGGACCTCAGACGCGGCAGGAGCCGCGATGGCGACGCCAACGGCGACTATGTGCCCCACGACGGGATTTCGATCCGGTAACGGGCCTCATCGGAGAATATCACAATGGCAAACATCGACGCGCCGTTCGGGCTTCGCCCGCTGCGGCATCGGAACGGAGCGCCCTATAACGGGGCGGTCAATCCATACTACATCGCGGGCGACGTTGCGGCTCTGTTCATCGGCGACCCTGTGGTCAAGACGGGCGAGTCGAACACGGCGGCGATCACGGTTCCCGGCGGCGGGCATTTCCCCATCGGAACGCTTCCCGAGGTGACGAAGGCGACCGCCGGCGACGGCAACGCCATCACTGGCGTGATCGTCGGCTTCGCGGCTCTTCCGGACAACCTGTCTCTCAAGCACAACACGGCCAACACCGAGCGCGTCGCGTTCGTGTGCGATGATCCGGATGTTGTTTTCGAGATTCAGGCGGACGGGACCATCGCGGCGGCTCAGGTCGGCCTCAATGCCGTTCTGATCTACACCAACGCCGGATCGGCGATCACCGGGTATTCCGGGGCCGAACTCGACACGACCATCGACGTTCCCGCTGCGGATGCGTCCAACCAGCTCACCATCCAGCGGGTTGTGAACCGGGAGGACAACGCCGCCGGCGCGAATGCGCGGGTTGAAGTGAAGATCAACAACCACACCGAGTCCAACGCGACTCTGGGCCTCTGAAGGGAGGGTGAATCATGGCTACCACAACCGGCTCCCACCCAAAGGAGCTTTGGCCGGGGATCAAGAAAATCTTCGGCTGCACCTACGATGAAAAGGCGCTCATCTGCTCCATGGTGTTTGACGAAACGTCGTCCGACAAAGCCTATGAGGAGTATGTCGAGGAAACGGGTTACGGGCTCGCTCCGGTCAAGGCCGAGGGCGCGAGCGTCATCTATGACACCGACATTCAGGGCTTTGTCGCTCGGCTGACCAACGTTACCTACGGCCTCGGGGCCAAGGTGACGAAGGAGGCGATGTCGGACAATCAATATGGGCCCGTCGCGACGAAGAAGGCGAAGAAGCTGGCGCGATCCATGCGCCAGACAAAAGAGAATGTTTTCGCGAACATTCTCAACCGGGCCTTCGACAGCGGCTATCTTGGCGGTGACGCCAAGGAACTCATCGCCACGGACCACCCGACGTTGAACGGCCCGCAGTCCAATGAACTGACGGTGGCCGCGGACCTCTCGGAAGCGTCCCTTGAGGACTCCCTGACGCAGATCAGGGGCTTCAAGGATAGCCGAGGGCTTCGCATCCAGGCGAAGGGAATGAAGCTGATCGTGGCCTCGGCGAACGAGTTCAACGCGACGCGAATCCTGTCATCGACCAACCAGAGCGGCACGGCGAACAACGACGTGAACGCCATGCGGACGATGGGGATGCTTCCGGGTGGAACTGTCATCTGGGACTATCTGACGGACCCGGACGCATGGTTCATCAAGACCGACGTGGAGGATGGCCTGATTCATCAGAAGCGATGGGGCTATGAGTTCACGCAGGACAATGATTTCGACACCACCAACGCCTGCATGAAGGCCGTCGAGCGCTACGCCGCCGGCTGGGGTGACTATCGCGGCGTCTTCGGCTCCGCCGGGGCCTGACGACAACCGGCGGGGCTATAGCGGCCCCGCCGATCCCTCATCGCCCCGCGTGGGCGTCTCAACCAGACGATGGAGGATTCCAAGATGGCTGCACCTTCCCGCTTCCCGAGCGGCGTTACGAACGCCGTTCAGGGCTCCGCGCTCGACATGTTCGGCATGTTCGACCCGACGCGGTATAACCTTTACTTCAACGACTTCAACGATGATGCGCTTTCGGGCTGGACGGTGACGGCGGTTTCCGTCGGAGTCGGCACGTCGGGGTCGGTGATCGCGGACGCCGATGGCGGCATCATGCGCCTGACGACGGCGGCGAACGAGAATGACGGCGCATGGTATGAGAGCCCCGGCGAGAGCTGGGTTGTCCGGGCCGGCAAGAAAGCATGGCTGAAGTGCCGGATCGCGGTTGGCAACGCCATCGAGTCCGATTTCATCTTCGGGTTTCACTCAACGAGCGTAACGCCGCAGTTGGCCACCCTGCGCTTTGCTTTCGTCAGCGACGACGGCTCCGCGGCGGTCTATTTCAACGTGGACGACAACACGACCGACGCGGACAGCGCCACGGTGGCGACGCTCGCGACCGACACCTTCGTCACGCTGGAAGCCTACTACGACGGCAAGGGCGAGATTTCGCTTTACGCGGACGGGGCAAAGGTCGCGAGCATGACGAATGTCAGCGTCCCCGCCGGGGGGATGGCGCTTGGGATCGGGTATCTGAACGGCGCGGCGGGCGCGGAGACGACGGATTTCGACTACATCTTCGCCGCGGTGGAGCGCTGATCTTGGCGTGTCTGTCGCCGTGAGGTTTCGAGATGCCCGAGTTTCCATATGTTGAAGGCGGCCACAACGCAATTTGCGACAGGTGCGGGTTCAAATACAAAAACCATCACCTTCGCCTTGAATGGACCGGACTCCGGGTGTGCGCGGGGGCCGGGACCAACCACTGCTGGGAGGTTCGACACCCGCAGGAGAAGATTCGGGGCAAGGCGGATCGGCAGTCCCCGCCCTGGGTGCGCCCCGATACCGGCGACGACACCGCAAATGAGACCACGCCGGAGGACCTCTGATGGCCGTCACCGGAACGCGCACCAACACGCAACTGATCACGGGGGCGCTGCGCAAGGCGGGGCTGATTTCCGTTAATGAGACGGCATCGACGGAGGATGCTGCGGAGGGGCTGGAACTTCTTAATTTCATGCTCAAGGCGTGGCAGAACAAGGGCATGAACCTCTGGACCAAGGCGAGCGGCACACTGACCCTCACCACGGCGACAAGCTATGACCTGTCGCCGGTTCGGCCGCTGCGCATTCTCCGCGCCAGGGTAAAGCGGAGCGGCGTCGAGATACCGATGCAAGTGCTCACGCGGGATGAATATGACGAACTGCCGGTCAAGACGACCACGGGTATCCCGACGCAGTTCTACTATGATCGGCAGCGCGAAGCGGCAAAGTTCTATGTCTGGCCCGTTCTGGGGTCGGTTGGCGGCGAGACAGTGGAATATACCTATGAGAGGGAGATCGAAGACGCGGAGTTGGGCGATGTTGCGGATGTGCCCGGAGAATGGTGGCAGGCGGTCGTGAACAATCTCGCATTGGAGCTTTGCGCGTCCTACAACGTGCCTCCTTCGCCGCTGCTAGTGGCGCTGGCGGCACTGTCCCTTGACGACGCGCTTGGCTTTGATCGCGAGGAAAGCGTTTTCTTCGGGGACGACGACTGATGCCGAAGGTCATCTTCGCGGCGGAAAGCGCGCGGCTCGCGGATCATGGAGTGAACACCGGCGAGCGGCTGGTAAACCTTGTTCCGGAGGCAGCTTCGGAGGCCGCGCGTTCGCCTTTGGTTCTGCGATGCGTTGCGGGGCTTGCGACGTTCGGCGGCGCGCTGGCGGGCGGCGGCGCGGGTGTGGCGGTCATCGCGGCGACGGAATTGACCGGAACGACGGGGACAATGTATGTTCTCAGCGGGCGGGATGTCAGCGGCACAATCACCTATTACCTCGACAGCGTGACCACGGGCGGGACAGTAACGGCGCTAGGGAACTTCAACGGCTCCGGCTTCGTGGACCGCAACGGCACAATAGAGACCAACAACGGCTTCGTTACAATAGCGGTCGGCGGGATGTATCGCCTGTGGAACATCGGAACGCCGGGCTTATCGGCCC